TCTCCCTGGTGCAACTCAGCCGGCCGCTCGCCGAGCGCGCCGGCGCTTGTTGTCTCGCAGCCTAAAGATTCCGTCGTGCCCGCTGCATCGCACGGGCGGCGTCAGCCGCGATCTGGCCCTGGCTCTGGCGGAAGCTGCCCGCATCCGGCGTGGTGATGTTCATGACCACGTTGACAGGTGGCCGGGTGTCCCGCGCCGTTCCCATAGCCGCGACCTGCGCCCGGGAGAGCACCATCTCGCCGCGCTGCAGGATGGCAGGCACCTCGTCGGCGCGCAGGCCCGGCATGCCGCCGTCATGGAGACGAGGTGCGCCTGCGAACGCCAAGGCGGGAACCAGATGATGCGGGGCAGGGGCGCCCACGACGCCGCCCTGGTGAAAGATGCCCGCCAGAAGCCCGGCCCCGCCGCCGCCAAACAAACTGCCGGATGCTCCGCCACCACCCGAGCCGCCGAGCGCGGTCGCCAGCGGCCCGAGGATCGCCGAGCGAATGGCGATGCGGGTGATATCGGCCTGAATGCTGTCGGCGAGGCCCTGGAAGTCGATCTTGCCGCTGGCCACGAAGCTGGCGAGCGCGTCCTCGCCGCTGCGGAAGGCGCCGGCGAGGACACCGCCCAGCTCCTTGCCCCAGGCCATCGCGTCGACTCCATAGCGGGCCAGCTCGTCACCAACCACGGCCCACCCCGTCACGGCCTGGTCCGCGGCCGCGCCGATCGCCTGGCCGGCGGTCCGGCTGGCTTCCGCGGCACCCGCGGCGGATCCGCTCAAACCTCCGGCTTCTCCTGCCGAGCCGCCGCCCGCACCGCCGATCGCCGCGAAGGCCGCGTCGAGACGTTCGGTCGCTGTTGCCGCGTTGTCGATCTCCATATGGGTGCCGGCCATGGCCTCACGCAGCGCCGCCACGGAGGCGAGCGGCGCACCGGCCAGCTCGCCGAGCGCCGCTGCGGTGTCACGGGCGCCATCCGAGGCCGCGCGCGCATCCACCGCGACCGTCGAAAGCCCGAAGTCCGGCGTGGCGAACGCATTCGTCTCGAAGGCGGCGGCGAAGGCGTCCCGCGCAGCACTGCCGGCACGATCCGCGGCACCGGTGAAGTCGCTCTGGATCTGGGCGAGGTCGATCTGGGGGACCAGCTCGATCGACCGCTCGATGCCGATGGCCGCAAGACCAGCGTTCACGCCCTCCAGCAGCTTGTTGATGCCGTTGACGGCACCGTTCAGCATCGCCTCCAGGCCGGCGATCAGCGCATTCGCCGCCTGGATCGTCAGGTCGCCGATGGTCTGGGGCAGGTTGCCCCAGATGACGACCATCGCATCGAAGGCACCCTGGAACGTGTTGACGGTCCGGTTGCCGAAGGTGACGACGGCCTCGAGCGCGCGCTGGAGCGCCTCCGCCACACTGGCCAGGATCCCGCTCCAGGCAGAGCCGATGCGCGCCTGCAGGATCCCGGCCAGAATCCCGATCCGCTCCCAGACCTCGCTTGCGACGTCACCGAGCAGTCCGAGCGCCGCACCGAAGCCACCACTGGCCTGGACCAGCCGGCCGAGCTGGTAGATCAGCTCGCCCGCCGCCACGACGAGCGCCCCGATGCCGGTGCGGACCAGGGCACCACGCAGCAACACGAGAGCGGTGGCCAAACCGCGCACCGAGGCGGCGGCGGCCACCACCATGCCGGCGACCCAGCGCCCGGCGATGAAGGTGGCGAAGGCGGCGGCGCTCGACGCCAGCCGGCCGATATTGTCGAACAGCAGCCGGATCGCCTGGCCGAGCGGACCCGTCGTGCGCGACAGCGCGGCCAGGGCATCGGCCACCGCCTCGAGCGCCGGGGCGGCGGCGACGGCCAGCTGGTTCGACAGGCCGCGCCAGACCAGGCCCAGCCTAGAGATCGCATCGTTGGTGCGCTCGATCTGGTTGGCATCCTGCTCGGACACCATGACCCTGAAGTCGCGGACATCCTCGGTCGCCTGCCGCAGCGTGCCGGTGTCGATCCGGGAGATGGCGATGCTGCCTTCCTCGCCGAACAGCTGGCCGGCCACGGCCGCACGCTCGGCGGCGGGCACGAACCCCAGGATCGCCTGGTTGATCCGCCCGACGCGCTCGTCGAGCGGCAAGGCAAGGAGCGTCGACGCCGAGAGGCCGAGCCGTTCCAGGGCAGCAACGGCCGGGCCGGTGCCGGCGGCCGCCTGGCTGAGCCGGCGCGTCAGATCCTTCGTCGCCTGCTCGATGCCCGACATCGAGACACCGGCCAGCTCGCCGGCGCGCTCCAAGACCTGGATGCTCTCGACCGTGGTCCCCAGCGACTGAGCCAGCTTGGCCTGGGCATCGACGACCTGCAGCCCCGAGCGGATCATCGCCGCGGCACCGGCGGCGAAGGCCGTGGCAGCGGCGGCAGCCGCGATCTGCAGGCGGCGATAGAAGGCCGCCACACGGGTGTTCGCCGCCTCCATCTCGCGCGACAGGCGCCGCATGCTGCTCTCACCGGCCTCACCGATGCCCTGCAGCTCGGCCCGGACCTCGCGGCCACCGACCACGGCGAGGCGAACGGAGACGCGCTTCTCAGCCATCGTGGTCAGCCCTGATCTGGGCGTTGAGCCCACGCACCATCATGCCTTCCACCTCGGGCAGCAGCTCGGCGCAGACGAGCGTGTCGACACCCAGGGCTTCGGCCATGGCGAGTGCTGCTGTCATGTCGAGGCCGAGGATGGCGCCCGGCACGGCACGCAGCTGGCCGGTGAGCAGCTTGGCCAGATCCCAGACCTGCCAGCCCTCGATGGTCAGCGGCCGGTTCAGGACGGCGGGGCACTCACGGCAAGGTCCAGGGCAGGAGCGGCAATACTGGTCACCCCCGCTGAAGTGCCATTCGGCGAGGGCGCGGAGCCGTTTTTTTCCTCTTCCAGCAGCAGGCCCTTCGAGACGTAGCGCAGCTGGAACGCCTCGAAGAGCGGCAGGATGTCGAGGAGTGCCTCGATCCCTTCCGGCGTGACCGGCACCGGCTCGCCCGCTGCATCGCCGACACCTTCCCACTCCAGCACGACGAGCCGTGCCAGGGCCTTGGCCATGGTGACCGCGATGGTCTCGTTCGAGGCACCCTCGGCCAGGCCGGTCACCGGGGGGTCGCTGCGGGCGGCCGCCATCAAGGAGGTCGTCAGGGGAGCGACGCGCAGGCGCACGTCGTGGCCGAGGTCCAGCCAGCGGGGCTCGCGGGACAGGTCGAGACGGATCATGGGTGGGCCCTCACGCGTAGCTGATGACGTCGTTGAGAAGGTGCGCGCGCAGCATCGTGCCTTCGGTGTCGTCGAAGGCGGCGCGCCAGTCGAAGCTGGCCTCCACCCCGCCGGGGCCGGAGACGGAATACTTGGGCTTGGGCAGGAAGACCCGCGGCAGCTCGAAGCGGAGCGCATAGCCTTCGGGAAAGCTGAAGCCGTATTCGAGGCTGACCGGGTCGCCGTTGGCGGCCTCGGCCACGAGCGTGACGCCGTCGAAGCGCACCGACATCGACCCCTCGGCCGAAGCGAACGTGGGATCGGCCGCCTCGATCTTGCCGTCCTCACGGATCACCCGGACCCGCTCCAGATTATTGGAAAAGGTCAGGCTACCGCCGGTGACGCCGGCAAGCGCCGACCCGCCACGGCGGATGAAGCCACGGCCCTGGCTGAACCGACGCAGCGAGAAAGCGTCCGGGCTGGCGTCGACGGTGGCAGTGAACTGTTCCTCGCCCTGCGCCACCAGCTGCAGCCGGGCATTGGCCGGTCCCTCCTGGCCCATCTCGAAGTTGAGGCTCTCCATCACCGTGCCGAGGTGGCGGAAGAAGACCGGCATGGTGAGCCTGGGATGGCCGATCTCGATCGTGAAGCTCGGGATGTCGTCGGCGCCGCTCTCCCAGACATGGGCGTAGCCGCCACCGCGCAAGGCCGAGGCCGAGATCGTCGCTGCCGATGCCGCAAGGGTGAAGGCATTGCCGGTCGGGCCGGCGGTGTCGAAGGTGATCGTCAGGGTCTCGGTGCCTGTGGGCCTGGCATGGGTGCACTTGGCGATCTCGGCATCGGCCGAGCCGTTCAGGTCGTCGACCAGCGCGTCGAGCGTCTGGATCAAGGTACTCTGGATCTCGGTCTCGTTGCCCGAGGCAGTCCCGGCGACAAAGGTCCAGACGGTACCGTTCAGGGTGATCGTGTTCCCTGCCGAAGGGTTGGCGGCAAAGACGATCGAGCCGCTGGCTTTCGTGGACGTGGTCGCCGGGTCGCCGAACAGGCCCGTCAACCAGAACCCGGTGCCACGCAGATCGAGCGGGATGTCGAGCTGCCCCTCGTCGGTGACGAGCCCGCGATAGGGATCCTGCGCGTTGCGGCCGCGGCCCAGGAGCGGGTCGTCGCCCAAGGGCTGGGCCGAGGACAGGTCCGTCGACTTGAAGTCGAGGCTTCGATAGCCGGTGAGCGGTGCCGCACCGTAGCCGGCCTCGCGGCAAGCCTTCAGCGTGGCGTCCGCGCCGTAGGCGCGCACCTTGGGCATCAGATACTCCTGCTTCCTGGATTCAGGCGATGAGCGGTTCGCTCACCAGGTACTCGACGGTGACGACGAGCCGGGCGGTGAGAATCGGCGCCGCGCCCTCGATGGCGAGGGCACCGGTCTCCGGTGCGGATGGGGTCAGGTTCTCGGCCAGCCCACCGAGTGACGGATCGATCCGGAGGACCGTGCCGATGGCCCCGAGCAGCGTATCGAGCGCCGCTTCACCACCACCATTGGCATCACGCGGCACGTAGGCCTCGAGCTCGACCCGGTGGCTGTAGAACTCGGTGCGCGGGCTCAGGGTGACGTCCGGCTCGCCGGGGTCGCCGTCACGCAGAATCACCAGGCCTTCGCCCGGCACGCGCTCGGGCAGGACCTCGTTGCGGCGGACGGTGGCGGCGAGATGCGTATCGACGGTGGAAAGCAATGCCGCCAAGATCTGTTCGCGTCGGGACATTAGCGCCCTCCTTTGTCGTCGAAGAGCCAATTGCGCACGTCGAGGCTGTGCAAGTGCTCTGAGCCGAGCAGCGAGAGCGTCACTTCAGGCTTGGGCATGGCCAACCCATCGGTGCCGCGTAGCTTCATACCTCTCATGGCAAGAATGAACGAACGGCAGCGTGGATCAGGGGGCTATTTGTCAGTGGCAATAGTTTCATCGATGACGGCCTGGTGGCCTTCGGACGGGGTAAGCGCGTCATCTGCATGGATGTCCTCGGCCCTTAGGAGATGCTCGATCGAGAGAGTCCATTTACCCAGGTTCTCGAACACAAGGTTTGCCGCGCCGCAGAAACGTGCTCACCAATTGGTCGTGGCCGTGATCTCTTTTCTCATTGGCCAGGAGGAAGAGCATGCCGCAATTCAGTGATTGGTGCATTTCGGTCGATGAGCCGGTCGGGAACCACGTCTGCCACGTGATGACCGGGCAGGCCGCGGGCCTAGCGACGGGCATCCAGGCGACTGCGGCGCTCGTCTTGGGGCATTATGCATCTGAAGAACAGGTAGCGCGCGCGCTCGCCCGCCTTGGTAAGCCAGCAGCAGCCGCCCTGATCCAAGGCAAGCTCCCGACGACCAAGGCTATCCGGTCGGGTGATATCGGCGAGATCTATGCCACGGAATGGATTGACGCGCACAGCGGCGGCTATCGCGCTCCGATCAAGCGCCTGCGCTGGAAAGACCATCGCAACATGGCGATGCGCGGCGACGACGTTATTGGCATCCTTCAAGACCCCCAGACGCAGCGCCTCCGTTTCCTGAAAACCGAGGCGAAGAGCCGCGCAATGCTAACCGCCCAGGTCCTCACCGAAGCCCGAGCCGGTCTAGACAAGGACGGCGGCCTGCCGTCAGCCCATACGCTATCCTTCATCTCGGCTCGTTTGCTTGAGCTCAACAACCTGCCGCTGGCCGACGCGATCGACGATGCGCTGCTGAAGCACGGCATCCCGATCGAGAGCGTCCAGCATCTGCTGTTCACCTTTTCCGGCAATGCACCGCACGCCCTGTTGACTGCCTCTCTTCGGGTTTACCCGGGACCAATCACGCAGTGGAGGATCGGTCTGCGCGTGGAAGGCCACGCCGACTTCATCGCCGCGGTTTATGATCGAGTGATCGCCGATGCCAACAACGCCTGAAGCAATTGCTGCCGACATCGCAGAAGCGGCCACTGCTGGCTTTCGCGGTCGTCTGATCGCGCGGGGCCAGGCCCGAGCGATTATTTGGCGCGATGGCGCGCTCCCGCCTGATGCGCCCGCCTTTGCGCCGCAGCTGAGCTACGACCTACATTCCTATGGCTATGCACTTCTCGGGCTTGGCCTCCGCCTCCGTGAACTCGGCGGTGACGCCGCGCGGGCGCGAACCGCCTTCGAGCAAGCCGCTACCGCCCTTGAGTCGGTGATCGCCAAGGGCAACCGTCAAGAGGCCGATCGGGACTTCCACTTCATCATGGCAGCTGCAAGCTACCATCTCGCGCATCTCTCAGCCCGCGCCTACTCCTTGCTTGCGATCGTCGAAACCCATGAGAACTTCTCGCCGATCGAACGGGTGCTCGCCCAGTTGATGCGGCGGAACTTCGATGCCCTGCGTGCCGGCGTGCTCGACTACCGGGCTTCCGGAGAAGGCGGCGATGCGCGCATCACCGCAGATATCCAGGCCAACTTCGATCTGGCCGAGCGAGCGACTGATGCCGTTGACGGTGGCAGCGATTTTCTCTTCGACGGCCTCGACACGGCGCTGACCGATGCTTTCCTGGCAGCGATGTCGCTCTTCCTCCTGGCCCTGGAACGCGGCGAGAGGCGGCTGCTCGATCAGGCGCTGGAGCGGCTTCGGTTGAGCCTGGCCATTTGCAGCGAGTTCAACATGGTGCCGCAGTGGTGGGCGCATCGCATCGCGATTCACCTTCTGTCGGATCTCTGGCAAAACACCTTCCACGAGAGGGTGCCGCTCCAGCCCGCGGGCGGAGAAGCGGCCGAGTGGTCCCGACTTCGCGAGTTGTTCATCGCATTGCTTCAACGGCGTCCCAGAGCGGAGGTCGACCTCTGGCCATCGCAGATCGAGGCCGCGACCCGCGCCGTCGATCATTCCGACGATCTCGTCGTTTCGCTGCCGACGAGCGCCGGCAAGACACGCATTGCCGAGCTGTGCATCCTGCGGTGCCTGGCCGGCGGTAAGCGAGTGGTGTTCGTTACCCCGCTACGTGCTCTCTCGGCCCAGACGGAAACCATCTTGCAGAGGACCTTCAGTCCGCTCGGCAAGACGATCTCCGCGCTCTACGGCAGCATCGGCGCCAGCGGCTTCGACGAGGACGCGATCCGGCAACGTGATATCGTGGTCGCGACGCCGGAGAAGCTCGATTTCGCGCTGCGCAATGATCCGTCCCTTCTCGACGACGTCGGTCTCCTCGTCTTGGATGAAGGGCACATGATTGGCCCCAATGAGCGCGAGGTTCGCTATGAGGTGCAGATCCAGCGGCTCCTTCGTCGTCCCGACGCGCACGACCGGCGTGTCGTGTGCCTTTCGGCGGTCTTGCCCGACGGCGATCAGCTAGACGACTTCGCGGCGTGGCTACGGCGTGATCATCCCGGCAATCTGATCAAGAAGGACTGGCGTCCGACGCGGCTGCGATTTGGCGAGGTCGTTTGGACCTCGCCCACAGCGCGGTTGAACCTTCACGTCGGGGAGGAGCGTCCGTGGGTGCAACGCTTTCTCACCGGTGACGCGCCACCGAACTGGATTCCACCAAAACGCCGTCGAACGCGCCTCTTCCCCGACGATCAACGCGAACTCTGCCTAGCGACGGCTTGGCGGTTGGTCGAGGATGGGCAGACCGTCTTGGTCTACTGCCCGGAGCGCCGAAGCGTCGAGCCTTTCGCAAACGTAATCGTCGATCTTTGTGAACGCGGCGCGCTACGTTCGTTGCTCGAAGCCGATCCTGCAATTCTCAACACGGTGATCGCACTCGGTGAGGAATGGCTCGGTCCGAACAGCGCCATACTGAAATGCCTTCGCCTCGGCGTCGCATTGCATCACGGCGCCCTGCCAACCGCCTACCGCAAGCAGATCGAGCACCTGCTGCGCGAAAATGTGCTTAAGGTGACCATCTCCTCGCCGACCTTGGCGCAGGGTCTCAACTTGTCGGCCACTGCCGTCGTGATGCATTCTCTCCATCGCAATGGCGAAAAGCTAGAAATTTCCGAGTTCAAGAACGTCATCGGCCGAGCCGGTCGCGCCTATGTTGACCTCGAAGGCATAGTGCTCTTCCCAATGTTCGACGATATCGCAAAGAAGCGGCGCAACTGGGAAGCGCTCATCACTGATCTTGGCGCACGGGAGATGGAGAGCGGCCTAGTGCAGCTAGTCGTGGCACTGCTGTCACGCATGCGCGCCCGCATCGGCGGTGACCTAGATCAGCTCATCGACTATGTCGTCAACAACGCCGCAGCCTGGACTTTCCCGGAGATTCCGGATGAGAAGCCCGAGAATCGCGAGCGCGCCCTTGCTGATTGGGAGCGGCATGTCGCGACGCTCGATACGGCCGTCCTGAGCCTCATCGGCGAAAATGACATCCCTGACGATGAAATCGAAGCCGCATTGGACGATATCCTTCAGTCTTCGCTGTGGCACCGGCGCCTTCTGCGTCAGAACGAGCAAGTGCAGCAAGTCCTCAAGGCAGGACTTGTGTCCCGCAGTAGACTTATTTGGAACCAGTCTACGGCAGCGCGCAGACGCGGCTATTTTCTCGCGGGCGTCGGCTTGACCACCGGGCATGCGCTAGACGCGATTGCGGCAGATGCAAACCTTCTCCTCGTTCAGGCCAATAGCGCCCTTTTAGAAGGTGATGCTGATGCAGCAATCGCGGTAATCACGGCTCTCGCCGAGCGCGTCTTCACCTTCTACCCCTTCACGCCGGAGCCCATGCCTGTCAATTGGCGGGACATCCTCAGCACTTGGCTCCTCGGCCGGCCGCTCGCCGTCATAGCCACCGGCCAGGCATCGGAGACGCTGCAGTTCATTGAGGGAGGCTTGGTCTATCGCCTTACTTGGGCCATGGAGGCGATCCGCGTCCGTGCAGCCGCGAACGGCGATACGGTCGGCGTCCTTGACGTTCCCGTCGGAGACCTTGAGCTTGGCCTCGCCGTTGCTGCCGTCGAAACCGGCACGATGAACCGCTCTGCGTCGATCCTCATCCAGGCCGGCTTCAACTCAAGGCTCGCCGCCATCAAGGCCGCCACCGACACCGGTGCCAACTTCCAGTCGGGTCAGGAGCTTCGGCGATGGCTCAACACGGAAACCGCCTCGCTGTGGAGCGCGCAGCCGGATTGGCCGTCAGCGGAAACCAAGGCGATGTGGACGGACTTCGCGCAGAGCTTTGCGACGCGCGAGAGCCGCACCTGGTCAGATCGTCCATACTGGGCGAACGTGGCTTGGCGCGGCGCGCCGCCGCCGCCTGGCACCCCCGTCCAGATTCATCATTGGGCCGGTCAGCCACTGATACTCTCGACCGACGGTACGCCACTCGGCACCGTGCGTGCCGCACTCAACCCCGGAAGAGGGGGGCTACTGCGCGCCCAGGTGGCTCAGGACGTCGTCGGGATTGACATTACCTATTGGGGGCCTGACGACTTCGCGCGGACATAAAGGGTTAGAATGCACCTGCTGAACGCGGGTGTGCTGCCGTGTTGTTCTTCCCTTCGCGGACGGTCCAGCGACCGGAGTTGTGGTCCCCAATCCAGCCATCATGCAGCCGCAGTGGCTGCTTCGTGTGCAACCGTCAGGAGTAGCTCGACGAGTCGGCAACCCATCACCCACGGAGCCTTCCCTCCAACCAATTCGCTACGACCAGCCCCGGCAGAGCATCATGCACCCGCACAGCATCCCGAGCCAAATCCAGCCGCTTCGGCAGCTTGACCTGCGGCACGAGCAGGAAGATCGGCACGGTAGTGACGCCGCGCCCGGTCCGCGACCGCGAGCGGACGGCACGGCCCCTCGTGTTGAGCCGCCCCTCGGCCACCAGCAGGCTGGGGCCGTTCCTTCGGTAGACGAAGCGCAGGCGCAGGCCGTTGCGGCGCTCCCATTCGCCCGGTGTGATCCGGCCGCCGCGCAGCGACTTGCCGGCGGCTGGGGTCGGAATCGCCAGCCAGAAGCCGTTCCGCGAGCGGATCAGCGGACCGGTGTCGTGGGCGCCGACGATCACCGGTGCCTTCGACCAGACGACCACCGCGGCGTTCAGGCTCTGGCCAGACCGCGGATAGGTTTGGCTGCGGATCGTCTTGGCGAGCCTGCTCCCGAGTCGTGCGCCGATGATCTGCGCCCGCCAGGCGGCCTTCAGGCTGTCGCCGGCCTGTCGCACGGCAGCAGTCGCCGCCTTCTCGCCGGCCCTGACCTCCTCGGCCATGATCCGGGCAAGGCTACCGATGGTGGTGGTCGTGAGCTTCATGCCGGCCGCGTGTCCAGGGTCCAGACCAGCCCTTCGGCATCGAGCAGCGGCGCGCCCTGAACGACGACCGTCCGGCCGTCGACCTCCAGCGTGTCGCCGGCCGCGGGCTCGGCCACCTCGCTGGCGCGGACATCGAGCATTGTCGTGCTGCTCGCGAGGCGCGTCTCACCGAAGCTCTCGATCCGATCCGGCCGGCGCAGCATCACCCGGACAGGAATGCCGTCACCGGCCCCGGCGGGGCGGTAGACGGCATCCCGTGCCAGATGCGGGTCGGCGAACAGCACGTCGGTAGCGGCAGCGAAGGCCGTCACGTCCCGGCCGGGGTGACGGCGCCGAGCTTGATCCGGACGATGGTGTCCGCGGAGGCGGCCGCTGCCACGGCGATGCCGACACAGAGCTGCGCCGTGGCCGTCTTGTCGAGCACGCTGTCGGTGGTGTTCCAGAAGAGGCGATCGCCGATGCCGACTGCGAGCGGGGCGGCCTTGGGCAGCTCGACCACCTCCTCGGTCAGGATCTCGAGATCCGCGCCCTCCTCGGCGTCGTGCTGGGCGACACCGAACAGGCTGCCGATCAGCACCGGTGCACCGGAGAGCACGCCGCCGCTGGGGGCCGGGACGGTCAGCACGCGTCCCGGCTGGATATGGTTCCTGGCCATTTCTGGCTCCTCGTGTTGGGATGGGTTGGATGGGAAGGCGAGCGATCAGCTCAGCGCGACACCGGCGTTCTTGAATATGCCGCGCCAGTCGATGGCCTTGGCACCGAAGTCGAGCCTTGCCTTGATCTCGACCCCGTCGACGTCGAAGCCGGTGCGGCTCTCGATGAACACGCCGTCCTGGCCCTCGAGATAGGCGTACTCGATCGTGTCGATCGAGGCGGGGTTGGCGAACAGGAACCACGGCACGGCACCCGACGCCGGATCGAGTCTGGGCTCGGCGATGACCGCCAGGCTCCGGATCGAGTTGGGCACCACGTCGGTGGTCTTGGCCGGCACCAGGCTCTGGGCGATCAGCTGCTCGGCCGCGAGCTCGAGGCCCGCCGGCACCACCAGGAAGGTCGGCCGGAGGTTGAGCAGGGTCTTGCCGTCGAGTCCGGTCTGCTTCGCCATGGCTGTGCGTGCCTTGCCGAGGCTCGCCACATCGAGTGCTGTGCCGGTGCCGGCGAGGTTCTTGTGGCTGGCGTGAAAGAGCGCATTGCCGTCGGCCATGGCCGGGTTGTCGATGACGATGCCCCAGACGATGTCGCTTTCCAGGGTCGCAGCCGACGTGCCGAACAAGGCGGGCACACGGGTGAAGGCGTCGAGATCGTCATTGATGATCACCTGGCGGGTGATGCCGATCACCTTGCCCCAGGTCTCGACCCGGTAGCTCTCCTTGCCCTCGCCGATCGTGCCACGCTTGAACTCGCCGCTCTCGTTCACCTTCTCGAGCTGCGGCGCCTCGCCGAGCTGGAGGCGGTGGATCTGCTTGAAGTCTGCCGCACTGGTCCGCCTGGCGATCGGCATGAAGGTCCTGGGTGCGGCCTCATAGGCCGCGCGCAGCGTCTTGCCGGTGACGGCGGAGAGGATGTGCGGGAAGTCCGACGTGCTGTGCAGGGCCCGCGTCGCGATCTCATCCCGGGAGAGCCCCCGCGGCCGCTCGCCGGCTGCTTCGAGCAGCGACCTCGCCATCTCGATCAGGCTGAGACCACGCCAGTCGCGGGCAGGCTCGGTGAGCGCATGGCGGCCCGGATCGTAGCGATGCAGCAGCGCGTTCTCGACCGCGACGCGTCGGGTCTCGACCTCGTCCAGGCCACCGGCCCGCACGTGATGCGGCCGGGTCTCGACGCTCCGGTCACGCTCGGCGGCCCGGTCGATCAGGGTGCGCCGGGCCTCGTCGAGGCCGATGCCGCGGCGGACCAGATCGTCGGCCAGGGCGGTGTCGACGCCGAGCTTCCGCGCCGCGTCGGTGATCCCGGCGACCCGCTCGCGCTCCTCTTTGAGCACCCGCTCGGCGATGGCGCGGGTGGCGGTCGCGTCGGGGATTGCCTGGCGGGTCATGGTCTCGGCTGGGGTTGCCCGTCGCCGCTGGGCCTCGAGGGCGGAGCGCATGGCGCTGGTCGGGGCCACGACCGTCTCGGGCGACGAGGCGCCACTCTCCGGCACGTTGGTGTCGATGACCTCGTCCTCGGTCGCAGTGGTCACGGTCTCGGTCTCCTGGTCGTCGGCGGCCTCGGCCGCGGGTGCATCTCGGGTGATGGTGTCATTCATGGCGCGGATCTCCGTGCATGGGGGATGGGTCCGGCGGATCAGCCGGCAGGGTTGGGTGGTGCTGTCGCTTCGCAGGCCAGCCCCCGGATCGGCCGGCACGGCGACCAGCGACAGCTCGACCGGCTGCCAGTCGACGGCGCGCCAGACCGGCGGGTCGGCGTCCTCCTCGATGCGGTAGGTCCGGACCCGGTAGCCGACCGAGATGTGGCGGATGATCCCGGCCCTGACGTCCTGCCAGAGCGGCTCGACCTCGGCCCGCTCGCTGAAGCGGATGACCGCCCGGGCCTCTGGTCCCTCGGGACCATCCGCGAGCCACGCCCGCTCGACCACGCCGATGATGCCGCCGAGGCAATGTGCGGCATGGCTGTCGAGCAGTGGTGCTCCGTTCATGAGCCGGCTGAGGTCGACATGGCCGGGCTCGAGCGACAGCTGCTCGTCATAGGGCTTGCCGGTCCAGGGATCGCTGCGGCGGACCGCGGCGCCGGTCGACCAGACCACCTCGACGGTGCGGCTCTCGGTGCCCAGCCTGTCGCCCAGGAGCCGGACCTCGTGGCGATGCTGCAGCGGCAGGTCGATATGCTCTGGCATCGTCGGGATTGGCGCAGCAGCCGTCGCCAGCGCGGCCTCAGTCATCTGACGTCTCCTGCTTGTCGTCTGGCTCGTCCACCGGCTTGGCGGCACCGGTCCTGGTGGCCTTGCGCGGATCGGTGTCGAGGGTGATCCCGAGCTGGTCGAGCTCGGCATTGGTGGTGGCGATCTCCGGCAGCACGCTGGCGGGATCGTAGCCCTGCCGCGCGATCGCCTCCTTGAGCGTCATCAGGCCAGCCCGGACCGCCAGGATGTCGGCCTGGATATCCTTCAAGGGATCGACCGCCTCGAAGCGGGGTGCCGTCCACTCGGCGCCGACCTCGCCTACGGGAAGTGCACCGGTCGCCTGCGCCACCGCCACGAACCGTCGCCAGACCGGCTGGCAGAGCCCGGGGACCAGGAGTTGCCACTGCAGCGCCTCGATGCGCCGCCTGAACTCGATGAGGCCGGCGCGGATCGAGGAGTAGTTGACCTGGGAGAGGTCGCCGGTCAGCAGCTCGTAGGTGAGGCCCACCCCGGCGGCGATGGCGTGCAGCTGCACCCGCATGTACTCGGCGTAGCCGCCACTTGCCCCCGGCGTGGCGAAGCGGACATCCTTGCCCGACGGCAAATACTCGATCATCCCGGGCTCGAAGCGCTCGATCCGGCGGCCCTCGGCATCGGTCGAGCTGGCCCCGAGCGTCGCCCCGTCCTCGTCACCCGTGACGAAGGCGGCGAAGCAGGCTTCGATCTTCTTCCTGACCAGCTCGGCGTCATCGTACTCGTCGAGATCCCGGAGCTTGACGATCGACGGCGCGAACCACGGCACGCCACGGACCTGTCCAGGGCGCAACCGCTCGAACAGATGCAGCACCCGGTCCGCCGGCACCCGTTGGCTGACGAGCCGCTGCCGTGTGAAGCTCGCCGCTTCGCCCGGATGAACCGGGAACAGCCAGTAGGACCGTCGTCGGCCAAGCGGATCGAACTCCACGCCCTGCAGGACGAAGCCGCCATCCGGCAGCTCGGCTGTCTTGCCGGGATCGAGGTGATCGGGCTCGAGCAGCTGCAGCTGCAGGGGCACCGGCAGACCGTCCTCGGGCCGGCGGTCCCGGAGCCGCACGAGCACTTCGCCGCTCTCGGCCATG